AGTTGTCATTCATCATAATTAATATATTTGTCTTTTCTTTTTATATAGTAAATCCCGGCTTCTCCGCTTCCAGCGCGTCGTTATGCTACTAAATTTTCCATGATTTTCTCTAGTATGACCGACCATGACCATGCTAATTCAACGGATGGTTTTGAAAAATTTTTTTGGAACCATGCACCAAATTGGTGCATGATCCCTGTTTGTCGTTGCTGCTTGTTACATGTGGGAGTGGTGTGCTCCCTGGTGCATCTCTTGAGAGTTCAGCAAAGCGTCGTCAATTTCACGGCTGCTTTCGCCTGCGCCGTTCTCTTTGAGTCCTTCACTATGGGCCAGCGCTTCAAGAATGGTAATGTCGCCTTCAGCAATCAACAATTCTGCCATATCGGGATTCTCCCAGCTGGCGAGCCATTGCAGGCAATCAATTGCTTTGAGCGTGGCGGTCTGTGCGTTGATGCTGGGATTTCCGAGTTCAGCACACTCAGCCATGGCTTCGACTTCTTGAAGGAAGTTCTTAATTTTAGCTTCGCGGTCTTTCGCTTGGGCTTCTGCTTTCTCAAGGCGCATCTTGCGTACTTCGTTAATGCTCATGCCCTTAATGCGTGCAAGGATTGCGTCCGTGGCATCGTTTTCTCGGGGAACTTGGGGAGTTGCGAGTTTGGCAACAATTTCTTCAATGCGCTCTTGGTTCATCGGATTGTTCATGCTGGAATTCCAGTCATGAAATTCGTTCAACGCTTTGGCGACGTCTAGGGCTTGCTGGCCCTGCATACGCTTTGCCACGGTTTTGCAGAAGGTGTTAAATGCGCGGGCTAGACAAAGCCATGCGGCATAATTGAAAATGGCGTCTTTGACGCGGCTAGATGACAGTTCTTTCAGTTGCTCCAGGCTGAGATTGCCGGCGACGTGATGACCGACCGTGTTAATGGTGGAGAATTGCGGCTGCCGACGTGTGCCGACTCCAGGGGGAATGGTGCGGACCTGGGGCTGCGCCTTAACGGGAGCGGCCTTGGGGGCTTCGGTGGTAGCCAAGACGAATTGCGCGATACGGCGAATGATGGATTTCATGGTATTACTCCTATTGAAAGGTGAAAAGTGAATATACCGACTGTGTAGTTGGTACAATTGTTTGTATCATAACAAAGAACAATTGTCAATGATCGAAGACAGCGCCGAAGGCGATGCAAGCGCGTGACCATGGTTATGTACTGACCATTGTTTTACGGAGGAAGAAGGTTGATTAGATACTGTCCGTAAGCGCGCAGTCATTGATGATTGTTCGACTTATGATACAATTCGTGGTACCAAATACACATACGAAGAAAGAACAAACTAATTAACTGAAAAGCATTGCGAAGCAATCGTCGTAATTTGTGCGTGATCAGACCGGAGCGGCAGCGGAGGGACGTGCCAAGTACTGGTCGCTTATGCGACATTGTAACCAGTAGGTTTTATGGTTCTACCGAGTCGAACGAAGTGACGCAGGCGGATGCTAGATCAGTTCGGGCCTTTCGAAGAACAAGTGTAAAATTTGTGAAGACAAGGGAGTGTCTCCGTACCTGCAAGGGTTTGATTTTTGTTAGAGAGATGAAAACCATTCTCATTTACAGTACTTTTGAGGGGATAGATTAATAATTTAGAGGGGGGTGGGGGGAAAATAAATTGTTTAGGATTTATTTGAGGGGAACACTGACATAATTTTTATAATTTTTAAAAACAGACGTATTCGCTCTAGGATCAATTATTTTGGGGGGATGGCTATGTTGGTATTACTTGAGGGGTATTAATCGATTCTAGGGTACTTGCTGTAGGTTTTAGAGGCATTTGACAAATGGTGCTCGGTCGTTATTGTACGACCTGCGCATTTTGATTTTTATTATTATTAATATATAATATAATATATATATATAATATATATATTAATATATATATAATATATAATATAATAATAAAACCTTATTATAACATAAAAGAAAAAGAAGTCAATATCTTTCTATAAAAAAATAATCTCGTCTTAATAAAGAAATTACTTGACTTCCTCTATTGATAATGTTATAATCTAGTTATAAGGGGAATAGTATCCTCTGTAAAGGAGAATTTATGGGTTGGGTCTATAAGAAAACTCCAATCACTCTTAGAACTGGGCATTTCTATCAAGACAGGGAAATTGCTCTCCATAGACGAGTAGGTAAGCCATTGAAAGAAGCACGCCATAATACGCATTGGTATCCAGAAGAGGATAAGATTGAAGCAGCTACTCTTTGGGCTGTGACCAGAGATGTGGAACGAGTCCATGAAATTACCACCATTCCTCGTTGGGCAATCAAACGATGGATGAAAGAACCTTGGTGGGACAATGTAGTTCAGCAGGTTCGTAAAGAACAAAACGAGCTTTTAGATGCAAAATTAACTTCGGTTATTTCAAAAGCAGTAGATGTAATCACTGATCGAATTGAGAATGGTGAGGTATTTGTTGACAGGAAAACTAAGGAACAATATCGAGTTCCTGTTAATGTCAAGTCAGCTTCCATTGCTCTTGAAGTAACTTCTAAGGAAAGACACCTACTCAGAGGAGAAGCAACTTCTCGTTCTGAAGCTGTCGATCCTGACCAAAAATTACAAAAACTTAAAGACCAGTTTGAAAAGCTGGCGCAATCAAAACAGGTCAATACACAGGAACCAATGGAGGGAGAATATGTCACAGTACCGGGAACAGGAGAAGGGGAAACGCAAGAAACAGAAGCCTTCGATCAAGGAGAAATCCCACCCGAAGGGTTCGGGAGCGAAGGTGCCGGGGTCGGCGATGAGCTTCAAGATGGGGAAGTGAATGAAGAAACTTCTCTCAATTTCACGAGAGAATGAGGATTCTAGCCACTTGAAAAAATGCGTTATGGAAACTGTTGGTTCTACGCAATACCACGTTTTCTTCGGAAGGGCGGTAGTCTTAGGGTTTGTTGGAGCCCTCGTAATGAGTACATCCCTCATTGTGCTTGGATACGACACGATAATGTACTTGAAGAGTTTGTTCCTGAAAATCCTAAAAAAGGGTTTTGGGATGTTGTCTTCGCTATTATTTTCAAAGGAAAAGTAAATATATCTTATGAGTACATCGAAGAATCCAGCGTCCAAGAGGAACTATAAACATGAATATGCCATCGAGTCCTCAAAGCGACGCCACCAACGAGCAGAGCGAAACAAAGCGCGAAGGATGCTTATGCGAGAAGGGAAAGTGCATGTGGGAGATGGGATGGATGTCGATCATAAAAAGCCCCTTAGCCAAGGTGGAAGAACCACCCGTTCAAATCTTCGAGTGCAAACTGCACGGGCTAATCGTTCGTATAAGCGTACAAAATCAGGGGCAATAAAATAAATGATTAATGGCCGGGTAGCTCAACTGGTAGAGCAGTGGTCTCCAAAACCAAAGGTTAGGGGTTCGATTCCTTTCTCGGTCGCCAGATGAAATTAACTCCTGAATTAATCCACGGATTCTCTGGATCCGTTCTTTCTTACAGGTATGATAATGCAGTAGCTTCACCTGATTGTCACAAAGAATGGTGGGAGTATTGTTGCTCCCCACAACCTTTCGTAGCAATTGCTGCTCCTCGCGGACATGCTAAATCTACCGCAATCACACACGCCTACACTCTAGCAGCAGTGCTATTCCAAGAACGTAAGTTTGTACTTTTGGTTAGTGATACTTACGATCAAGCTGTGATGTTCTTATCCGATATTCGTTCAGAACTAGAGGATAACGATCTCCTGGTTGAATTGTTTGGCCAGATGAAGTTTGAGAAAGATGCAGAGAACGATATCATTGTTCGTATGCAAGATGGTAATAGATTTAGGATTGTGGCTAAGGGCTCCGAACAAAAAGTTCGGGGCCTTAAATGGGATGGTAAACGACCTGATTTAATTGTGGGTGATGATCTGGAAAATGATGAAATTGTAATGAATCCAGAACGTCGCCTTAAGTTCAAGGAATGGTTTACTGGAGCATTACTTCCTTGCCGAAGCAAGTATGGGATTGTTAGATTAGTAGGCACTATCCTTCACATGGATAGTTTGCTCGAGAATTTAATGCCTAAGTATTCTGATAGGAAACATACAGTGGAAACTCCTCTCAAGGTTTATTCCACAAACACTCGTAGGGCGTGGCAGGCAGTCAAGTATCGTGCTCACAGCAAGGATTATACACAGATCCTGTGGGCAGATAGTAAAGATGCTGCATGGTTCAAAGCAGAACGACAGCGATATGCTGATCTTGGTATTCCTGAAAAATATACCCAAGAGTATCTGAATGAACCAATCGACGAAACTAAAGCTTTCTTCAGAAAAGGGGATCTAATCCCAATGACTGATGAAGACTACGAAGATGTTGATTTTAAGAAAGGAAGTGCAAAATACTACATGGCGGTAGACTTTGCAATTTCAGAAAAAGAACGAGCTGACTATACAGCAATTGTGGTAGGGGCAGTGGATGCGTATAACATCCTGCACATTGTAGATGTAGTGCGTGGGCGCATGGATGCGAAAGAAATCATTGATAATATCATGGCTCTCAATGAACGCTATAGTCCTGATATTGTAACTGTGGAAGCAGGGGCTATCGAGAAGGCTATTGGGCCATTCCTTAAAGCTGAGATGTTCGAGACTGGGAACTTCATTAACTTGAATCCCATGACTCCAATCAAAGACAAGGAAAGTCGGGCCAGATCTATCCAAGGCCGTATGCGTGCAGGTGGAGTTCACTTTGATCGGAAGGCTGAATGGTATCCAGATCTAGAACAAGAACTCTTAACATTTCCAAGATCAGTTCACGATGACCAAGTAGATGCTCTAGCTTGGCTTGGTCTCACATTAAATAAAATGCAAGTTGCTCTGTCTCCAGAAGAACTTGAAGAAGAGGAATACGAATCTATGCTTTTTGAATCTGGCTATTATGAAGATGGTCGCTGTCGATCCACAGGATATTGATAATGGACATTGCTAACGTAATTGACCAGGATAATGTAGCCACCAGTTTAGATGACGCAAAACTTGATGAGATTGCTAAGGAAGTAATTACTGGGTTTGAAACTGACGAAGAGTCTAGACATGACTGGCTTGAGAAAATGGAAGATTGGATCAAGCTTGCTACCCAAGTCACTCAACGTAAATCTTATCCTTGGCCTGATGCTGCTAATGTAAAGTTTCCTCTATTGGCCACAGCAGCTATGCAATTTGCTGCTCGAGCATATCCTGCTCTTGTGCCTCCTACTGAACCCGTTACCGGGCTTGTACTTGGTAAAGATTCAGATGGACAAATGACTGCTCGTGCTAAACGAATTGGTCGTCACATGTCTTATCAACTTCTTCATCAGATGCCTGATTGGGAAGAGGAAATGGATAAGCTATGTTTAGTCCTACCTATCTTAGGTTGTGCCTTCAAGAAGACGTACTATGATCCATTGGAAGAAACCAATGTATCAGAACTGGTGATGCCCCAACACCTAGCTGTAAACTATTGGGCAAAGTCGTTAGATAAAGCCGAGAGAAAGACTCATATTATTCAGCGTAACAAGAATGAAATCAAAGAAAGGATTAATCGAGGGATCTACTTGGATGTGGATTTGGGAGTCCCTGTTCCATATAATCCTGGTGATGATGTTAGGAGTGCCACTTCTGGTACTAGTGAAAGTAATCCTGATGATACCACTCCTTACACTATTCTTGAACAGCATTGCTGGTTGGATCTAGATGATGATGACTATAAAGAACCTTGGATTGTAACAGTAGATTATACCTCAGGTCAGGTACTTCGTATTGTGCCAAGGTTTGATATGGATGGTATTGTTAGAGATGGCGATACTATTATTAGAATCAAACCAGTTGAGTATTTTACTAAGTTTCCATTCATTCCTAATCCAGACGGTGGAATTTATGATGTAGGCTTTGGCCTATTACTTGGTGGAATCAATGACTCTCTCAACACCCTAATCAATCAGCTTATTGATTCAGGTTCTCTAAGTATCCTACAAGCAGGCTTTATTGGTCGTGGTATACGTATCCGTGGTGGGAATCAGAGATTCCAACCTGGAGAATGGAAGCAAGTAGACTTCACTGGAGAAGATATTAAGAATAACATCTTCCCCTTACCGACCAAAGACCCCTCAGAGGTACTACTTAAGTTGTTTGAACTGCTCAATGTCTCTGGTGAAAAACTAGCAAGTGTAATGGAGATCGCTACCGGGAAGCTTCCTGGTCAAAATACTCCAGCCACTACCACCATGGCATCAGTAGAACAATCCTTGAAGATCTTTACAGCTATCTACAAGCGGTTGTATCGTGCACTTAACAAAGAATATCTTAAACTTTACCGTCTGAACAAGAACCATCTGGATGAAGAAGTATACTTCGCACTAAACTTTGATCCAATTAATGGGTTCGTGACTGAAAATGTTGGTCGTCAAGACTACCAAGATGAAATTTCAGTCAAACCAAATGCTGATCCTAACATTGTTTCTGAATCTCAGGAGCTTGCACGGGCACAGGCCCTACTAGAAATTGTCCCTCTTGGTACTGTAAACATCCAAGAAGCAACCAAACGAGTCCTTGAAGCACAGAAACATGTTAACATCCCTGCCTTAATGGCACCCAATCCTCCCCAACCATCTCCAGAACAGATAGAAATGCAATTAAAGGAACGGGAATCTCAGATGAAGATGCAACTTGAACAAGAAAAAGCTGCTTTAAAGCAACAGCAAGAACAGTTCAAGATGATGATGGAAGCACAGAAAGGCAAAATGGATCTTATGATGAAGCAAATGGAGCTTCAACTTAAGGAACAAGAACAAAATCTTAAGTTGAAACATCAAACTATGCAGCATCATATAGATATGCAACAATCTGCGGCAGATATGCAGATGAATCAGCAGCAAAATCAGCAAAAGATGGAGCTGAATCAAGCTACTCATGAACAGAACATGAAAATGGCTAAAGAAAAAGGAGCTATGAATGATAGAAATCAACGTAAGCAAGGAAATGTGGGCGGAGTGGAAAGAAAGCCCAGTAAGTAAAGCATTTTTTCGTAGTATTTTTGAGCGCCGAGAACAACTGAAAGAATTTATTGCAGTTGGTGGTGCTAAAGATGATGTTGAAAGTTATATTGCTAAATGTCAAGAACTAAAAGCTGTGCTAGATACAGAATTTGAGGATAACCCATCATGATTAGAACCCCTGGATACAGGCTTCTAGTCAAGCCAGATGAGATTGTCAAGAAAACTGAGTCGGGAATCATTGTAGAGTTTGGTGAGAATGAAAAACTTGAAAAAGGTGCTCGCATTACTGGTACTGTTGTTCAAATTGGCCCAGAATGTTGGTCAATGCACAAGGGCAATGCTCCGTGGTGCAAGCTGGGAGATAAGATCTACTGGGCAAAATACGCAGGTAAGCAAGTAGTAGATCCAACAGATCAAGTAGAATATTTGATTCTCAATGATGAAGACGTTGTAGGAGTGATCGATCCAAATGAGTCATATTCAGACTGGATGGAAACCCTCTCGCAGGAAGGTTAAATATCCTCCTCGCCCAGATTGGGTTCCGGACGAAATCTATAAGTCTACAGTTTCAGCAAAGAAGACTTATAACGAAGGCTGGGAATACTGGGTATGGGGAGTTGCTCAACAGTATAATGTGAGCCAGGCCGAAGCAGAGATGGCATGTATGAGAGGAATTCAAAAAGAGCTTTACAAAATTCGTTTCATTTATGGTCCCCGAATCGGAACTTGGTTTGAACAATATCTGGATATGGGGGATATCTTTACTAAGATTAACCACCCAGAGTATCTACCAGAGTTAGGTTATAGACAAGGCAGTATGTCAATAGAGGTGAAACCAGAAGATGGAACAGAATCAGCAGAATGAAAATGTAGGAATTCTAATTCCTGGAGAAGCAGCAGAAGTTGAATCCCGTGCTCGTTCCCAAGGTTGGGTGAGCAAGGAAGAATTTGATGCTGACGAACGGAATGCAGGGAAGAAGTGGCGTCCAGCGGATGAGTTTGTAGAGCGAGGTGAACTGTTTGATACGATCAAGTCACTCAAGGGCGAGATCCATTCAATCAAACGAGACTTTAATCTACTTGCACAACACCACAAAGATGTAGCAAAAGTAGAGTACGACCGAGCACTTAAGGACCTAAAAGCCCAGCGTGCTGAAGCCGCCGAAGAAGGCGACACTAAAACTGTAGTCGAGATTTCTGATAAAATTGAAGAACTACGGGAGACTTACAAAGAACAGAAACAAGAGCATACGCCTTCAAATGGCACCGTGCATCCAGCCTTTACGGCATGGTTAAACGATAACTCTTGGTACACTACAGATCCTGCCCTTCGTGGTGCAGCAGATGCAGTAGCTAAAGAGTATATTAGTGTTAATTCCCAATCCTCATTTGAAGATGTTCTTAATCATGTTAGTGCGGAAATGAGCAAAAAGTTCTTTGCTAAAACTTCCAAACCCAAAGTTACCACAGTAGAAAGTGGATCCAATGGCTCTTCTGCAAAGAAGGGCAAGCTTACAAAAGCCGATTTAAGTGATGATGAACGCGAGATTATGCGTACCTTTGTTAAGCGCGGTGTATTCGCGAATGAGCAAGAGTATATTGATGAACTCGCAAAAGTGAAGGGGCTTTAATATATGCGTAATACTACAAATCAGACAGTAGAGAATCGGGTAGATAGCGAACGCCCAACCCGTGTACCAATCAATGGACTCAGAGACAAGCTTGTTGTGAAAGGCATTCCCGAGCATCTCCACGCCTGTTGGGTAAACGATTATAATCTGGAACGATACAAAGAAGCTGGTTATGGCTTCTGGACTGGTTCCGCAGTGGTTGGAGACAACCACGTAGATAGCAATTCTGGCATGTCGTCAGGTGTGATCTCACGTAACGTGGGAAATGGGGTTACCGCCTTTGTAATGGTAATTCCTAAAGATCTCTATGAGTCAGATCAAAAAGCACTAGATGATGAAATTGCCTCCAAAGAATCTATCTTATTCCGTTCACAAAAACAAGCTGAAGGTAGATATGGCAATATTGAAGTGCAACATGGATCCAAATCCTGAGCCTACTTATCTACTAGAGGCTTGACCTCTTAGGAGATAATATGGCGACTACAAACGTAACTCGTCCTAGTGGTTTTAAACCACTGCGTTATCTTAGCGGTGCAGATTGGAATGGTCAATCACAGACCTACGCTTTTAGCTCATCCAACTCTGCTGCTTGCTATAAATATGATCTAGTAATTTTCGATTCAACTAACCGTACTGCTCCTCTCACTGATTGGATGCCTGCACTCCCCTTCGTAGCTTCGGCTGCGGCAGACGTGACTACAGCAGCCCAGCGAGGTGTAGTAGTTGGTTTCCTTCCTGAGCCAGAGTTTAGTATGTCTGGCACTGCATCACTTGGTCTCATGTATCGCGTAGGTTCAACTAATCGTTGGGCAAATGTGGTAGATGATCCCAGTGTAATCTTTGAAGCTGAAGAAGAGGCTGGTGGTTATACCTCTGCTTCTAACAACTTTATTGGTAAAGCTATTGGCACAGACTATGTAGCGGGTTCAACCACTACTGGTGTTTCCAAGGCAACCATTAAATCTTCAGATTCACAGACTGCTGCCGTCCGTCCGTTCAAGGTACTTCGTTTTGTGCCTCGTCCTGACAACTTCGGTTTTGCTGCGGCTGATAACCCCACATATGCAAAGTATGAGATCCTACCTTTTAACTTTGATCTCAATCTTGCATATGCTGCGGCTACTTCTGCTTCAGCAACTCTCGTCATCGGCGCCTAATAGGAGGGAACTATGGCTCTAATTACTAGTGGTACCTTTAGTAAAGCCCTCTGGCCTGGTGTTAATAAGTGGTATGGTAAAGCATACGACGAATTCCCAGTAGAGTGGACTTCACTGTTCGACAAACATACAAGCCGTAAGGCTTTTGAAGAAGATGTTGGTGTAAGTGGTCTAGGGCTTTTCGCAATTAAGCCTGAAGGCCAAGCAGTTCAGTATGATACTGAGCAGCAGGCTTACATCACCCGCTACACTCACGTTGTGTATGGTCTTGGTTTCATGGTAACTCGTGAAGCTATGGAAGATGACCAATATGATGTAGTGGCAGAGAAACGTGCCCGTGGGCTTGCTTTCTCTCTTCGACAAACAAAGGAAATTCTAGGTGCAAACGTGTATAACCGGGCGTTTACTTCTGGTTATACTGGTGGTGATGGTGTTACCCTTGGTAATGCTTCTCACCCCAATGCGGTTGGTGGAACCTGGTCTAACATCCTTGCTACCGCTGCAAACCTAAGCGAAGCTGCTCTTGAGCAAGCCATCATCGATATGGGTAAGTGGACAAATGATCGAGGTCTTCGTATCGCGGTTATGCCCAAGTCCCTCCACCTTCCAGTGGATCTCCAATTCGAAGCAGAGCGTATTCTCAAGTCCCAGTATCGTATTGGCACAGCTAACAACGATGTATCAGCACTTGTCTCTATGGGCAAGTTCCCTGGTGGTGCAAATGTAAATCACTACTTTACTTCTAGCACTGCTTGGTTCCTTCGTACCAATGTTCAAGATGGTCTGAAATACTTTGAACGGCGTGGTGATTCATTTGAAGAGGATAACTCCTTTGATAATGAAACTGCCAAGTTCAAGGCTTCCTTCCGTTGCAGCTTTGGTTGGACTGATCCTCGTGGTTTCTACGGTACACCCGGCGTATAATTAACATGGGGGCTTCGGCCCCCTTCTTAGGAGATTATTATGCCAGTTAATCAAAGTTACCCAAAAAGCCGATCAGTTGTACAAAAGGTTTTTGCGGTATCTCGAACTGATAGCTCAACTGCTAAATGTGTTCTTCCCAAGGGAGCAGTTGTTACTGGAGTCTATGTGCTTCAGAACGTAAATGCTTCTACTGCTACAGCTACCTTTAGTGTTGGTTGGTCTGGTGCTACTACGGCTCTCTTATCAAGTTTCACTATGGCAACTACAGCAGTTGGTTATGTCACAGCAGGAACGGCAATTGGTTCGGGAGTTTTCTCAAAGCTTACTGAAGACAAAATTGTGTTGTGTTCTTACACTGTAGGTTCTTCAACTGCCGGTGGTACAGGTTACGTAGTAATTGAATACTTCGTTCCTGGCCCTGGTGAAACTGCAACTGACTAAGGAAACAAGGAATGGCCACTATTAAAATTGGTGGCCGTCCCTCTACTGAGGTAGCGGGCGGCCCAAAGATTGAAGATGTAAAGGTCACTTCTGGTGCCCTCCACGTTGCAAATATGGCAAATGAACCAGGACAAGATTCAACATTTGATCGTTCCTGGGGTGGTTCTATGGCCAAAACAGTTTCTCTTTCTGCAGATGGTCAAGTAGGTGTTGCTGGACCCTGTATCTATTATGGTTATGTTGTAACCACAGCATTATCTGCTGCTGTATGTAATGTCCGAGATGCTACTTCAGCAGGAACTGGAACTATTGTAGATATCATTGCTGCCTCAGCAGCAGCAGGCACATCTGTTCGTTCAGCAGTTGGAATTTATTGTGCAACTGGTTGTTATGCTGACTTTGCTGGAACAGGAACAGTAACCTTCTTCTATCAACAACTTTAATGGCTACAATTTATATTGACTCTAATTGGTCGGGAGCCACAACTGGAGCATTAAGTTCTCCCTTAAATTCCTTTTCACAAATTGCTGCAATTATACAAGATGGAGACACTTTGGCAATAAAGTGTGGAAGAGATTATCGAGAAACTCTTCCTGCTGCCGCGATTGAAAAAAATAATTTAAGAATTGTAACATATGGAGAAGGTTCTCGCCCGAGAATTATGGGATCTGATCGCATTTCTTCATGGACTTTTGATCCTGTGTATAATGTATACTCAACCAATTTAGGGTCAAATGTAGGGGGAAATATCACTGAAAATGGAATTCCTTTAACTTTTGTGGCGTGGAATACCAATTTAGCCACAACTGCTCCTAATATTCCAGTCGGTGGATTTTCTTTTGATTTCAATTCATATACTTTGTATATGAAACCTGCGTATAAAATTGATGATATTTTTGAAGTTGGAACTAGGTTATATGGAATTGATGGTTTACCATCATCCTTTAAAACTGGAATGTATATTGAAGGAATAGAGATTATTGGACCAACCAGACAAGGAATGTGGTGGCACAATAGAGGAAGATTGGAGATTTGTGATGTTGTAGTAAGGGTTTGTGGAGGATTAAAAGGACCTTCATTTTGGTTAGGGAATGGTATTGAAATTAACCGAGGAAGTAGTGGAGGAATTGTTAGAGACAGTTTGATTGAAGATATCTTTGATAGTGGGATTTCTCCTCAAATATATGATCCTTCTCCTTATACTCTATTAGGAGCAATTGTAAAAAATAATACCATTCGTAGATGTGGAATGGGAGGAGTTGAGGTTTCAACTCAAACGGCTACTAATATTATTTCCGGAGTAAGAGTTATTTCCAATTCAATTGAAGATATTGGAATGAATAATTGGTCTGGAAATCGAGGAGGGACTGCTATCTGGACTGCTAATAATGGCGGAACTGCCGCTGCTGCAACTGGAACTCTATTTGCTTATAATAACATTAAAAGATGTGTCAGAGGATACTTGAGTGGAAACTCTTATGGTGTTAATGAATGTCGAGGAAATCTAATTCAAGATTGTACAAGAGCATTTTACACCTCTAAGTCAATCGCTTCCTCAAGAGAACAACGAGATATTATCACTGGAAATATTGCAATTAATTGTGATGAAGGACATTATCAAGCAGGAGCAGAAATCCAGTATACTGATTTTTGGAATAATACTTTAATTAATTGTGGCACTGGAATTACAATGACTTTAAATTCCAATGCTGTAGTTTCTGCAAAAAATAATATTTTTAAAGGGGAAGGAACTGCTTTTTCAGTTTCAACTGGAACTTTAAATGAGTCTACTAATTATGTAGATTTTACAATTACTCCTGGGAAAACTCTAGATGGCACAGATATGGTAGTTTCATTGGCCTCTTTTCTTACAGAGTTGGGAAGATTAAAACCTCCATTTGATACAAATTCATTATTAGCAACAGGAGAAAGTTTAAATAATGTTCACGGAGATTTTAATGGAAAGCCGATTTACCCAACTCCAGATATTGGGGCCATGCAGTACTCCCCAACCCGAACCATCTCAACAAGAACTCTTAGTACAAGAACAATAGGAACAAGAAGAATTAATTTACGAATTGGGGTGGTAAATTAACATGGAATTAGTATATACAAAACTAGGAAACCTGCCAAGAGCAGATTTAGAAGTTAAGGATGAAATTGCCGAAGACGATAAAGCTCGTTATGTTAAAACAACATGGTTTTATAAGGGCGAACTTGTTCGTCAAGATGCTTGGGTAAATCTTAAGCACGGATTAAATACAGAACTTCAAGGAGGTCTAAATGGCTAACTCTGCGGCAATCTGTACCTCATTTAAAACTGAGGTTCTGACTGCAACTCATAACTTAAATTCAAACTCTCTTAAGATGGCGCTGTACCTAGCGAGTGCTTCTCTAGGAGCCGCCACAACCGCTTACAGTGGAACAGGAGAGGTAAGTGGTACTAACTACACTGCTGGTGGAGCAGCCGTTACTAACGGCACTGTAGCATCTTCAGGAACTACTGCCTATTGGACTCCAGCAGCTAACATCACCTGGACCACAGTAACTCTTTCGACAGCGTTTGATGCAGCGTTGCTTTATAACACTTCTGCATCAGATAAGGCCATTGCCGTATTCACTTTCTCTTCACAGACAGTTACAGCAGGTAACTTTACTCTTACCATGCCCACTAACGATTCTTCTAACGCACTAATCAGACTTCAGTAATGGCAACAGTTACTATTAATTATGGTACTAAAACCACTATAACAATTGGATTAGCTACTACTCCTTTAGCCTCAAACTCAACTTTGGTAGCCGGAAGAGAATCTAATGAAATTGACAACACTACTAACAAGTATGATGATGCTTTTGTGCAAGGGAAAGTAACAGTAGGAACTTCTCCAACAAGTTCTACTCAGATTCAAGTCTGGGTATGGGGTTCGGATACTTCTGCCGCTACAAATAATCTAGATCAAATTGATGGAGTAGACTCAGATGAAACTCTAACTTCTACAGGTATTCGAGATGGGTTTTTAAAACTTGGGGCCACAGTTTCGGTAGATTCTACTACATCTAATAGGACTTATTTTATTGGTGCTTTTAGTGTAGCTCAACTTTTTGGCGGTAACATGCCAAAATACTGGGGATTGTGGGTTACACATAATACTGGAGTGGCATTAAATTCTACTTCTTCCTATCATGAGTTTACTTATGTTGGAATCAAATATGATGTTGCTTAATCGGAGATAATATGCTTACAAACACACAACTTCAAATTCTAGCAAATGATATTTTACTTGATCCAGTTTTAAGTTCATTGCCTTTAACTCCTGATAGCGCATTTGCAATTGCAGAAGCATATAATCAGGAAAGTAATCCGACTTACGTGGTTTGGAAAACTGCTGTAGGAATAGATGAGATAATGAATAACGGGTTTGTTTGGACAGCAGTTGATGGTTTAACCAATGGCAAAGCTAGAATTTGGGAATGGATGACACGATTAGGAACAATTAATCCCAGTAAAGCTAATATTCGTCAAGGTTTACAAGATGCTTTTGGCTCAGGAACGGCCATGACTAATTCAATAGCTCCTCATTTAAAAAGAAATGCGTCAAGGATTGAAAAATTATTTTCAACTGGCACTGGAACTACCCAATCTCCTGGAACTATGGCTTTTGAAGGCCCAATTAGCTATCAGGATATTGAACTTGCAAGGACCCTTTAATGGCAGGTGATATTAAATTAAAATATGGGACAACACAAGCTTTAACCCAAACAAATTTAGATGGTTTGGCTTCTTCTACAAGTTTTACTGCTGGATGGACCTCTGCTTCAATTGATAATACTAGTGATTTGGCGATTGATTTTTTAATTACAGGTCAATTTCAAGTAGAAAGTTCAGGATTAACGGCTGGAGAAATTCGAGTTTCAACTTATGCTATAATGAATCCTACTGGTCCAACATGGCCTGATCTTTTTTCCGCTGGTACCGAAGGAACGGAAGGGACTGCTACAATTTCTGATACTGAAATTCGAGATTCGGCGTTCGTTCCATTATGGACCACTGTTACAGACACAACAGCTTCGAGGGTCTATCCGATGTCATCTAAGTCTATTAAAGCTGCATTCGGAACTGTCCCTCAAATGTTTGCATTATTTGTAGCTCAATCTACAGTCGCGGCCCTAGAAACCACCGGGGATCCTAACGTCTTATATTATCAGCCGGTATTATATCAATATACATGATCATTTTATGGCACAGGGGAGGTCCCAAACCATGTTTAGGACCAGCTCTAACTGTTAAAGTCTTACCATCAAAATATGAAATAACAGCGGATAATGTAGTTAAGTTAGATGGTATCAAGCCTCGGCCTGGTGAAGCTATGATTTGTGGAACGTGTAAAGAACCTATTCATCCTCAATGGTTATATCGTAGAGCAGACCCAGAGGTGTATGTATGAGTTTAGAGGTCCTCAATAGTCCTCCACCGTATAGAGTACAAATTGCTAAAAACAGACCAATAACTCGTAATTTACAGGTTCTAGCACTTATGATTGGAGGCTATCCACATATTTTAACTCCACGTTTATGTGCTCCGATGTTTAGATCTGGTGCAGCCCTCATTGGAGGAGCGCGTGGTGCAAATACAGGCCAAGGAGTTTATCTAGGAGCAGTGGGAGATCAATTTTCCTATTCCGGTTTATCTCCGCTAAATGAAGTCACTGATACAATCACTTGGTTTGGATGGGCCTATTCAGGAACAGTTAGTTCTGCATCAAAAATTGTAGGCAGATTTGGAAGTCCTTCTCATACTGTTGGATCTATTAATTTTGGCAATGGAACAGACACGGCTCCTCTAGTCTATGCTAAAACTTCTGCTGCGGTTTTTCCGCAACGAGTTTCTACTGTTACTCCATATGTTGGAAATAAGCCTTATTTTATTGCTGGACAACGAAGCACGGCTCAAACTTTTCCTGATATTTACATTGATGGTGTTCTTTCAAACGGGACAACATATAGTTCAGGATCTGGAAATCTTTCCGATAGAGCAACCCAAGTAACTTTTAACGACGGCGCAAATGCTTTGGTTGGCTCAGTATTTTTAATGGGCCTTTTTACCCGATTTTTATCCTCATACGAACATCTTTCACTGGCTAGAAATCCTTGGCAGCTATTGGAACGTTCCGAGTCGGAAATTTTTTATTCGCTTCCGAGCGGAAACATTACAATCTCTTTAACTGGACAATCTTCTACTTTTAGTTATGGCACTTTAGTCCCCGCTTTAAGTCGAGCTTTATCGGGTTTATCTGCTTCTTTCTCCAGAGGCACTTTAATTCCAGCTTTAGCAAAAACTTTAACTGGACAGTCTGCAACTTTCTCTGGTGGAACTCTTACACCAGTAACTGGAATCACAGTTAATCTAACTGGACAGAGTTTTACTGGTTCTGTTGGATCTCTTAAAGCTGCACTAGCAGTTAACTTACTTGGACAATCTGTAACAGCTTCTGGTGGAACTATCACTCCTTCAGTTGGAGGAAATGTCTCAGTTAACCTTTCTGGTATCTCTGGAACTTTCAGTTATGGAACTCTTACTGCTGGTCAAGGACTACCTCCAGAAACAATGGAATTCTCTTGGTCAGGCAAGAAAGCTAAGTTTTCCTTCAAAACTCGTTACATGAACTTTGACCTAGACTAATGGCAGCGTATACTCAAGGACTAGCATATCAACTAGATCCAGTAACTTTAAGAAATGCGGCATTTCCACAGTTACCAGAATCTACTCCAAGTTCTACAAATGATATTTCATATGATTCTGGAACAGGAGCAATAACTAAGCCAGTTGGATATACTTCTGGATTACTTTATAACTCTACTTTTGGAATTAACCTTGATGATTATGCAGTGTATATGGAATTTTGGATGGATTCTCAGGCCTCCTCTGATAGTGCAACATTACGACCCTTTCATTTTTTAAATGTTACTGGATTAAGTTTGTTGGGAGGCACTTTACTCACTTCAGATTTTCTATATGAAGGTCCTGATACAAATCTTTATTCTTCTCCAACTACCTATGGAAGTGCAGGTTCCCCATTCACAACCTCAAGCGGAAATTGCAATTATCATTTTAAATTTACAACTCCGTTTTCTCATCCAGCACGATACCTTATTGAAAGCGATACTCCCATTTGGGGTGCTTGGCATTCAATTTTATTGACAGTCAAAACTTTAAACTCAACAGGAGTTAAAATTTATTTAGATGGAACTCTTAAGACTGCGATTGATGTTCCAAATGCAAACACTTTTTCTCCTGCCAAATTAGAAGTTTTTCCATGGTCAGCTAGAGGACTCTCAGGAACTGGGAGTAATTATCTTAGAGTTTTAAATATTTATAGCACAGCTAGCCAGATGGATTATTCTAGTATGGCGACTGTTTCTCCTTCTCCTGGGATTCTCCCAACCTCTTATACCTCAGGGACTTCAAGATTAAGAAAATATTTTGCCAATTCAGGAGTACCAACTCCAACTACTAATGTAGCACTAACAGGATTAGAAGCTCGATTTGATAAACATCGGTTCTATTATCCTCGACCAAACAAAATGCACTTTACCCTTCGTGGAGGTAAAAATGGATAAAGTGGTAGCAGGCACAACTGCTTACTTAACTGTAAATTTTAAAGATCAGGCTGGTGATCCTGCTATCCCTTCTACTGTTTCTTATACAGTGGTTAATCTTTCAACCGGGACAACTATAACAGCTTCTACTTCAGTAACTCCTTCATCTTCTGTTGAAATTGTTCTGAGCAAGGATACTGACACATACTCTCCTGGAAACACTAGGACTTATGATACTCGTAGAGTGATTGTAACGGCTACCTATTCAGGCAGTGCTCAGGTAGTAGATTATTTTGATTACATGGTAATTAATCCAGATAAAGCATAATGTTTAAGAAAACTTACTACAAGCCAGGGGACTGGAATGCTATCTGTGATGTGTGTGGATTCAAATTCAAAGCATCTCAACTCTTAAAGAGATGGGATGGATTAATGGTATGTATGGACGATTTTGAGACTCGTCATCCACAAGATTTTATTAGACCAATTAAAGAAAGGAATTCAGTTCCTTGGACAAGACCACGGCCAGAGGGCGACACGATCACTGACGATGTTACTACCGCAGGAGATCTATTTCCTTCCACCTTTAATAGTGAAACTTTATGAATGACAATGAATCTCAGAGATTACTTGGGGAACTTCATGGAAAATTTGACCAGTTTGCAAAAGATACCACAAACGATATTAAAATTCTACAAGAAGGTCTCTTCGATATACAGACCAAGTTTAATGCTCTCCACTCGGAACTATCATTATATAAAACAATTGTTAAAATCGTTAAAGCTATACTTCTTTCGATTGTATCTGTCCTTGCATTCAAGTTCGGAGATATATCTAGTTATTGGCATAGCCTATTTGATGGGAAATAATCATGTCTACTTCTGGTGAATATCTTTTAAGAGCAACTCGGAATTCTCTCCTAGAGGATGCTGCCGAGATTGCTGGAATTCTTGATCCTGAAGGTGGACAATTAAGTCAAAGTCAATATGCTCGCCTGGCTCGCTATCTCAATAACATGATTAAGCTCTGGCAAGCAGATGGTGCTAATATTCAGACTCGTCGGAAAGTTGGTATTGTTCTCGAGTCCGGAGTTTCATCCTACGAGATTTCTGCCGGGGGAGACACTGATTCTAATTTCTTTTCGGAGACATTGGTTGAAACTACATTAACTTCTGGATCAGGTACTGCTCTGGTTGTAGGATCAACTACTGGAATGTCGGCTACTTCTTCTGTTTCTGGTAGTGCAACTTATCTTGGCATTGAACAGACTTCCGGGACTATCTATTGGGGACGTATTTCTTCAGTAGATTCTGCTACTGGGATTACACTTCTCTATGGTGGCACTAACTATTTGACAGGTGGAAAGGTTTTCTATCATGAAGATCCTCCCCCACGTCCACTCAAGCTTTACGATGGTTATATTAGAAACTCTGAAAGTGTTGATACTCCGATTAAAGTTCTCACTCAAGAAGAATACAATCGGTTTGGAGTTAAGACTACGGCAGGATTGACTACACAAGTTTTCTATGATATGCGTTGGCCCACTGCTAATGTGTACTGCTATCCAACAGTAACTGATGTTGGAAATGTTTTATATCTAGAAGTTGCTTATCCTTTCCAAGTATTTCAAGATTCACAGGATCTCCCAGACTTCCCTGAAGAATGGCAACAAGCTCTTGTGTATGGTCTCGCACATGAGATTGCATGGCGTTATGGAATGGATGAAAAACGCCTAGCTAAACTCGAGCAAGTAGCAAATAACTATAGACAATGGGCTATTACTCTTTCTCAAGAGACCTCTGTATATTTACAACCTATGCATAATATGTATGGCCAAAAGTAATTTATTTGATGTTTCCTGGAAAGTAGTTCGTTCTCCTTTTGTGGGAGTAATGACTAACCGTGCAACTGGGACGAAGGACCAGAGATATGTGAATGTTTTCATTGATCGTCTTGACAATCAAGATAGTGGAGGCACTCGATTCTTTGTTGTCAAACGTCCCGGGCTGGCTGAACACAGTCGCCCACCGGCAGGTGATGCTGTGGGCAGAGGAGTATATACATGGAATGGAAATCTCTATGTGGTAGCTGGAAACAAGATCTACAAAAGCAATACCTTATTGTCAGTAACCATGAACACAAGTTCTGGTTTGGTATCATTCTCAGAGACTTCCGCTATAGCTAGCACTCGCTATTTAGCTGTCAATGATGGCACAGCAATCTACTTAATTGCTTCTGATGACACTGTTACCACAATTCAATCTGGACAAGTACAGTCTATTGAAGTAACTGCTGGAGGCACTGGATATGCTTCTGCTCCCACCGTGACATTCACTGGTGGTGGGGGAAGTGGTGCCGCTGCTACAGCAACAGTTAACGCAGGAGCTGTCACAGCTATCACTGTAACAAATAGAGGATCAGGATACACCTCTCCTCCAACAATTGGTTTCACTGGAGGTGGTGGATCTGGGGCTACGGCTACCGCTGATCTATCAGGTCTTCCTTCTTCAATGCTTCCTCAAATTGAATTCTTAAACGGTTATATGATTGTGGCCACTGAATCAGGGAAGATTTATAACAGTGCTAACGAAGACCCAACTCTATGGCAAGATTCAGACTATATTCAAGCTCAAAGTTTTCCAGATTCCCTTGTTGCCATTACTAGGCAGAATGATACTATTATGGCTCTTGGCACAAACTCCGTGGAGTTCTTTGTTGATGTGGCTGGAACATCTCCTGGATCATTTATGGGAAGACTCGAGCAAGGAACTCTACAACTTGGTTGTGCATCTACCTTTTCAGTAGTCCATCCAGAGAATAACATTTACTGGGTGGCAAACTCAGATACTGGTGGTTTTACAGTTCAGAAACTTGATGGTATTGCCGGACTTAAGAAGATCTCTGATGAAGTTGTTGAACGATTCCTTAACAAAGAAGGAGCAGACATTGAGAACTGTTACGCTTATCCTCTTAGAACTGGTGGACACTATTTCTTTGTATTAACTCTCCCAGAAAGTGATAGAACTCTGGTCTATGATATTGAAGAGAATCGCTGGCATGAGTGGCAATCAGGTGCTTCTGGTGGAATGGATTATGTAGCGGCTACTCAATATAATGGATACCCATATCTACAACATGAGTCCAGTGGTTTTATTTATAGAGTAGATCCGGAGATTTATATGGACGGAGATGACGATATTATCGTAACTCTTCAAACTGCTCCGGTTGATTATGACACACTGAACAGAAAGTA